ATCTGCTTCCTTAGCAATCTGGTGAATGCAGCAAACTCATAATTTGCCTAAGGAGAGTTCGATCCTCTCAGGAAGCACCTAGGGAGTGTGGTGGAATCGGTAGACACACCAGACTTAAAATCTGTTGACCATTACGGTCGTGGGGGTTCAAGTCCCCCCACTCCTATTGTGGGCAAACCCACATAAATAGTTCAGGTAGACAAAACAAAATAATGTCATTCCAAGGATACCAGATCACTTCAAAATACGTCTTTTGTACTTTTCCTGAAAATTACGAGACAATAGTGAGAATGTATTTTATTGAAGGGGTGCCATTTACTTTTGATACTGTAGAGAAAGAAGAACTTGATGATAAGTGGATTAAAGCAGAAGCAGCACTCAATCCTGAGTTCACTCTTGATCAACTAGATCAATGTTCCTCTTACTTGATTGAAGAAGAATGCCATCCATGTTTATTCAATGTAGAACTTATGAATCCAGAACTATTGCCTGATGACACATTTTCATGACTATCTTGAGGGAACTTTTGATAATCGCTTGCAAGCGATGCAATATCCCACAAGATATGCTAGAATAATCATCACACATGAATGGATAGGCGGTGAATGGTTTGAAGGTAAACAAGCATACTATCACTCACAAGATAGACCATACAGGCATTTTCGGATGCGAGTTTTCCCAGAAGGAGAAAAATTTCGCATCAAAAATTATGACAAAAATGGTGATGTATACAAAAAAGGATGTGATACAATCTTTGAGTTAGTTGGTAGTGAATATCATGGACACAACACAGATTGTAATTGTTGGGTCAATTGGAAAGGAATTAAAACTTACTTGACAAACGACATTGTTTTAGGATATAATATCTACAAGGTCATGGATTCGGGAATTGACCCCGAAACAGGACAAAAAATCTGGGGTTCTCAATGGGGACATCTAGAATTCATGCGCCACTTTAGCTCAGCTGGATAGAGCAACGGTTTTGTAAACCGTAGGTCGTCGGTTCAAGTCCGACATGTGGCTTTCCACTTTTGTGGAATAGGTGACGCCACCGATATTTCGGACAGGAGTTCGATTCTCCTCGCTTCCACTCATGGGGGCGCAATGGTCTCGACGGGGTATAAGGAGCGTGACTGAAACCTGCTTGGATAAGCAACCAATAGATGCAAACACATCTGATGTCGCTGCGAACAACATCGTAGCATTCTCCCGCAGCACCGTTGCTGCCTGATATGGGAGATCGGGGTTAGGTTAGCCTTGTTACCCAAATAACCTACTGGGGGTGGGATACCCCCTCTGGGGAATTAGCTCAGTTGGTAGAGCGCCTGCTTTGCAAGCAGGATGTCAGCGGTTCGAGTCCGCTATTCTCCATAAACGGATTGGCGACATCCGTGCTCACATCTCCGAGAGAAAAAAGAATCGGAATCCCAACCCATGTGAGAGAGAAGTGGGATCCTTCTCGAGCCTCCCCTGCTGACGAGCAGGGGGTATTCCCAATCCTCTTTAGCTCAGCGGTAGAGCGAACGACTGTTAATCGTTTGGTCCCTGGTTCGATCCCAGGAAGGGGAGTTATGCTTCTTATAAATGTTATCGTTCACTGATAGATTAGTATATACAATTCCATCTAAACTTCCTGATGATCTAATTTCTTCTATGATCAAATACGTAGAAGAAATGGAATACGAAGATGCTAGTATAGGTGGAATTATGCCTATGCCTAGTAATAACGAACCATATAGATCTTCAAAAGTTGCTTGGATAAATTGGGATGAGTGGATTGCAGGAATCATTCACAACATAATGATATCAGCAAATAAAGAGTATTTTAAGTATGATTTAACTCATTTTCAAACTCATATACAGGCGACCATTTATAATGGATCTAATAAAGATTTTTACACTTGGCATGTTGATTCTGGTGCAGGTGCTATGAAAAGAGAGGATGGCGTTGTAACTGAAAGAAAATTATCATGTTCTTTGATTCTGAGTGATCCAGAAGAATACACTGGTGGAGAGTTGCAATTTCATTATTATAAAAACTTTTTTATTTCGACAAAACCCAAAAAAGGTGATGCATTAATATTTCCTGCTTGGATGCCACATAGAGTTCGACCAGTAAAATCTGGGAAGCGTATTTCATTGGTTGCTTGGATGAATGGACCCTGTTTTAAATAGAAATCCTACACCCAGAGTTGTATAAATAATCTGAGATCAGATCTTAGATAACCGCAGCGGTTGAGTAATATGGCTTTGACTAGACTTGATAACCTTATCAGCTCCAAAACTGGTAAGTATTTGTATGTTTCTCCTGACGATTTTAATGCGTCGGATGAGTTGAATAACCGAGGCAATTCGCCTATTAGACCATTCAAGTCCATTCAGAGAGCATTCCTAGAAATTGCTAGGTATTCTTATCTGCCTGGTCCCGACAATGATCGTTTTGACCAGTTCACGATCATGTTGATGCCTGGTAATCACTATATTGATAACCGTCCAGGTCTTGTAGATACTAATGGTATTGATGCTTTCTCGTTCAATCAAGCATTAAATGAGTGGGAAGATAGCTCTAACCTTGATATCTCTGATCCAAATAACAAGTTATATCTCTTTAACAACACTGAAGGTGGTGCTATCCTTCCTAGAGGTTCATCTCTTGTAGGTTATGACCTTCGCCGTACTGTTGTTCGTCCTCTATATGTTCCTGACCCTGCTGATAGATTAGAGAAGCGTTCTGCTATCTTTAATGTTACGGGTGCATGTTACTTCTGGCAATTCACCATTAAGGATGGTGACCTAGAACCTTCTTCTCCTCTCTATGACAAGAATGAAGGTGTAGGTAAAGTTTACTATCAGAATGGATATTGGGACCAGTTAGCAGTTCCTAACTATTCTCACCACAAATTAACTGTTTTTGAATATGCAGACAAGGAAGAACTTGGTCTGTACTATAGAAAGATTGCAAAGGCATTCTCTCAATATCAACCAACAATTGATGATCCAGGTGAATTCACTGAAAGAATTCAGGAGACCAGAATTGTTGGTCCTCTCTCAGATATTCGCTCTATTGAGAGTATTAAGTGTACAGATTCCTCTCCTGCAGGAACTATCACTGTTGAAATTACAACTAAAGTTGATCATGGATATTTTAAGAACCAGTTTATTGCAATTGAAGGCAATGGTCTGGATGATCAACTTAATGGCACATTCCCAATCAGTGAGATTGACTTAGTTGACTCTAGAAAATTTAAGTATCAAATTGGTGGAACTGTTGCCGCTCTAGGAACTACTGCTGGTCTTGTAAGCGGAACAACCTATACTTCTCAGAATGGATTAAGTGCAAACGCGGTAGTTAAAGCGGAAGTTGACTCTGTTGAATCCGCATCTCCGTATGTCTTTAACTGCTCTATTCGTTCTACCTGGGGTATTTGCGGAATCTGGGCAAACGGTCTGAAAGCCACTGGATTTAAATCCATGGTTATCGCTCAGTACACTGGTGTTTCACTACAGAAAGACGACAGAGCGTTCATTCGTTACGACGAGTATACCAATACTTGGAACCAAGCATCACTAACTGATGCGTTTGCAACGGTTCCTTATCACACCAAAGGTGATGCATACTGGAAGGATGACTGGAGAAACTTCCACGTTCGTGCATCTGAAGACGCATTTATTCAGAACGTTTCGATCTTCGCTGTTGGTTTCGCTGATCACTTCCTGATGGAGTCGGGTGGTGACATGTCTATCACCAACTCTAACTCTAACTTCGGTAATACTTCACTGCACGCAATCGGTTTTAAAGGATTTGCGTTCAATCAAGATAAAGGTGGATATATTACTGATATTATCCCACCTCAAATTGTTCCAGAAACAACTGGAAATACCAAAAAGAATGCATATTACACCATCGATGTAAAAGCATCTAACGATCCAAATAATCATACTAAAGTATATCTTGGTAATGATGATGGTTTTGATCCTGCTGACCGTCCAGCAGCATCTATTGACGGTTTTAGAATCGGTTCTAGAACTGATGAAAAATTATATGTTAAATTAACTCCAAGGTCTGCTGGATCGGATAATATTTTTAATGCAACTCTTACTCCAAACGGATTTAAGAAATTTACGGCAACTGCTGATATTCTAAATCCTGGAACAGTAACGATTAACAATAAGGATCTAGATGCTGCAAATAGGATTGAAGAAAATAAAAACTTCATTGCATATGAAGCATATGGATATATCACTGGTAAGTATCCTAACATCACGATTAAGGAAAACATCACGATTGAAAAATGTCGTCGTGATATTGGATATCTAATTGATGCTACTATTCAAGATCTCCGTCTTGGTGGTAATATTAATACTATTCAAGCAGCGGAATCTTATTACGTTGGTAATAACCTCTCTTACATTACAGGAGAACTAACTGAAACTTTAGAGGGTTACAATTACGCTAGAGACCTTGCAATCGCAGCAATGCGTAATTTCTCTTACCTTCGTCAAGGTGGAGCATCTACTGCTGGAGCATCTTTAGTTGATGTTGGTGATACCTCTGGAATTGTTCAGGGTATGCTTATTGCAGATTATGATCCATCTGAATTTACTGATGGAAAATTAAATGAAAATGCAACTAGACCTTCATCTCCAGTAATCCCTGATGGGACATATGTCAAGCGTATTGTTAACTCTTCATTCATTGAGATTGGACAGAAGGCAGTATTTTCTGAAAAGAAAGTAGTATCTGATCGATATGGTGACGCTAAAGATCTCATCCTTGCTAACAAGAATTTCATTGCTACTGAAGCATATGAGCGTATGGTTCTTGATTTTCCTGGTTTTGTTACCCCAACAGGAAATCAACAGGACTGCATCGATGATATCATCGATGTCTTAGAAGCAGTTTCTGAAAATACAGCATATGGTGGTAACGCAGAGACATGGGATGCTGCATATTTGTATGAAACAGGAGCACATGTTGCTGGTGAAGAAGCACAAACTATTCGTGCGTTTGAATATGCCAGAGACATGGCGATTCAGGTAATGCGTAATGAGGATGTATTTGTATTTGGCGCACATGGTTTAACACAAACCAAAGACACCAGCATTACATATGTTGCACCAGAACTAGTCACTGACCGTAATGGTGATGCTCGTAACTTGATTCTTGCTAACAAGGATCTAATCGCGGCAGAAGCGGTTGCTAGAATGCTTGCGGTTTACCCTTCATTCACTGTTGCTGGTGGTAATCAGAACTGTATTGATGACGTTGTAGATCTTCTAGAAGCAGTTGCAGATAACGTTGCATATGGTGGCAACGATAAGACGTGGGATGCTGCATATTCATATGTTCATGGTGCTCACGTAGCAGGTGAAGAAGCAGAGACCAATTATGTCTTTGAGCAAGCAAAAGAGATGGCTGCTCAGGTAATGAGAAATCAGAAGATTCTTTCTATAGGATCTCATGGTTTAACACAAACCTATGACACAACAATTACATATGATATTCCTGATCCAGTAGTTGACCGCAATGGTGATGCTAGAGATTTAATTTTAGCAAACAAGAGTTTAATTGCATATGAAGCATATGCAAGAATGCTTGCAGAACATCCTGGATTCTCTGTACCAACTGGCAATCCTCTAGATTGTATTGATGATATTCAAGATTTTGTCGAGGAAGTATCATATAACCTTGCATTTGGTGGAAATGATCGTGTCTGGGACATGTCTAATCTATATGTCCAGGGAGCTCATGTAGCTGGTGAAGAAGTTCAGACAGTTGATGCTCTTGATTATGCTCGTGACATTATGATTCAAGTGCTGAGAAATGAAAAGGTTCTCAAAGTAGGTTCTCATGGTCATACACAAACGTTTGACAATACAATTACTGATAATATTGCCACACCTGTCAACAATAAATCAGCTGATGCCAAGGATCTAATTCTATCTAACAAAAACTTCATCGCTGAAGTTGCTTTTGGTAGAATGAAGAATCAGTATCCAACATTTGCTGTTCCTACTAACAATGATACTGATTGTATTGATGATATTAAAGATATCATTGAAGTTGTTGCACACAACCTGGCATTTGGTGGAAACGATCGCACCTGGGACGCTGCAAATCTTTATGCAACTGGTCAGCATGTTTCTGGTGAAGAAACACAAACTCTATATGCTTTCAATGAAGCAAGAGATTTGATGATTGAAGTCATGAGAAATGAAACTGTTACTGCTGGTAGCTATACATCACTTTCTCAAACATTTGACAACACAATTACTACAGACACCAATAATCCTGCATGTGTTGATCAAGCAACTACAATTGCTTCTTTGGTACAATTATTAACAAATACTATTTCTGCTGGCAGCACACTCTATAGTGTTACTAGAACAGTATCTGCAGGACCTTGTAATGATGTGAGAGATGCATTAACAACTCTTACTACCATTGTAACTAATGCAATTACTACTCCTGGTACTCTTGCTGGTGTTCCAAGAACAGTGTCTGTAGGATCTTGTGAGGATGTGAGATCAACTATCAACACTCTGTTCACAATTGTTCAGGATGCTGTAATTACTCCTAGCACACTTTCTTCAGTTGGAAGAACCATATCAAATGGATCTTGTCAAAATGTAGCATCTGCTATTACAACTTTGTTTAAGATTCTTACTGATACTATCACTAATTCTGGATATCTTGAGTCGATTGAAAGACAGGAAGCTCCTCTTGGATTAGCATTTGGACCATCAGTCAATGCTAATGCTACGAGTAGCAATCTGTATCTATACTTTACTCTTACATCTGGAACATACACATCTGAGTTTAGTCCAACGGTAGACGAGACGATTACTCAACATACTACGTATCCAGAGTGTGCTGATCAAGCATCTGCTATCCGTCAGTATTTTGCTAACATCACAACTATTATTCAGACAGGTCTCAATACTGTTCCTAGAAATGAACCAACACAATTAACAACTGAACTTGCTTCTAGAGCAACAGTTTGGACACTTAGAGATTCTACTGGAACCAACCCACACAATCTAGAATCTGGTACTCCAGTTCGACTAGTACCACGTCCAAGATACGATACAGTAACGAATCAGTATGTTGATGTTGATAAGAGAAAGGTTAGATTGCCTAGTGGATTTGATACTAATGAAAAGTATTATGTAATTGCTCCTGGTAGAACAACCAAACCAGAAGATTATTCTGGAGTTGGTGCATTTGATGGTAGTGACCAAACTAAGTTGATGCTTGCAAGCAGTAAAGAGAATGCTGCTGCTGGTATTTACATTCACTCATCAGAAGTTGAGGCGATTGATCCTGATATTGAGATCGATATCTATCAGTTTGTTCTAGATGACAAGTATGATCTGCATCAATATAATTGTATTTTAGATACTGCTGTAAACTCTGGTATTCGTACCGATGTTCCTCATATCTTCGATGTTCCTTTTGCAAGTGTCACAGGACATCAAGTATTCTTCCGTGCAAATGAGGGCGGATCTTTACCACTCGTTGGTGCTGCATATGCTCAGGATCCTAGTGTTTCTGACTCAAATGGTAGAATTAAACAAAATGCTTCTTTCTGGGCAAGATACCAGAATGAAAAGGTATTTACAATTCACACTACGAAAGCAGATGCTATTGCTAATGTAAATCCAATTACGTTCCAACCAGGAACTTATGACTTTGCAGCATTCGCTGATAAGCGTGAAGCGCCAATGCGATTTGACCCAACGTATCAAAATCCAGATACGTCACCTCAAATTTATGGTAAGTGGTATTTACAGGTAGAAAATCACTCTGAGAATCCTAACGATCCACAGTATACTTACAATATTCTAACTAGATTGCATGAAAACACTTATAGCGATCTATCTGGACAGGATAAGACCAATGATACGTGGTTTGAGAGAATCAAGGATGAAAGAGAAGCAGATGAGCGTATCTATCGTCTACGTTATGTAATTCCTAAGTATCTTCAGGCAGTTCGTGATCCTATTAATGGATTCTCAATTAAAGTTCGTAAGGACGAAACTAGAAAACTCTTGCCACAGAAACTTGTCCTCAGACCAGTCACTGGTTCTGTAACAAAAGCAAGATTCTTCAACCCAGTTCAGGCAAATGAAGTCATTGGTTATACCAAGCAAGATTTTATCGATAACAGCTTGAATGAAGAAGTGGCATATGATCCCTATAAGAGGGATATTGTAGGTGGTACACAGTATGCCAAGGTTATTGAGACACAAAATTATGTCTCAATGACAATTCAATCTGGTAGATACTTCATTGATGGAAGCAGTGGAGATGAATTACTAGAGTTAGATGTATTTGACTTAGGTGTTACAAATCTAGGACTATTAAATGAGACCTTCACTACAGTTAAAATTACTGCTCCACAGGGTGGTAATTTTGTTGCTGATAGAACTCAGTCCTTAGATTCTACTAATAGAATTGAATGGTTTGGTAATTCTTCTGGTTATGGTTATCTACATGCAGCACTCAATGTTCCTGGAACTTCAGAGTGGCATCTAATTATTAAGGGTGTATCTGGCAAGATTGATTACTCTGAATTTGATAACATCAGATTCTCTCAGGGATCCGTATTTGCAGATCTATTAAATGATCCTGACTTTGGTAAGTCACTATACATCAAGGATCTAATCGCTAAGGGATATCCAGAATATTACTATAGACAAAAAGGTGCATCAGTTTACACTGTAACCCCTGGTGACATTATCACTGATGATGCAAACGTTCAATACTATGTTGAGTCAGTCACTGATACTGGTGAACTAGATGATACCTTCTACATCTTCGACTCTTTAGAAATTCAGCGTCGTATTTACGGTCAGCAAGATGGTATCTACTATCTAACTGCTGTACGCGGTAATGTATCTCCATTCCCAACTGGTGCTGGTAACCAGGGCAACTTCAGAAACATGAAGTTCTCTCAACCAATCAGCAAACTATATCCACTGAACTACAAGAACGATCCTCTTTGGTTCAAGCAATTGGATGTCAATGCTGTTGATCCACCACAGACATACTCTGCTGCAGACAACTACACCCATGGTTTAGTAACGGTTAACGACTTTAAGGGTTCGATGACCAGAGAGATGGTTGAGGACTTCATTTCTCAGGCAGCATTATCTAGAAATACTTATACACAAGTATCTTCTGTAGTTGATAATAGAATCAAGGCACAAAAAGGTAACGCAACTTCTGGTTCTGAAGATCGTCGCATTCCTATTGCTGGTGACAGCACTGTAATGTCTGATATGCGTCTCTACGTTGAACTACGTAGACCATCTATTGCCCGTGCTGGTAACCATACGTTTGAATACCTTGGTTTCGGTCCTGGTAACTATTCAACAGGTCTTCCTGCTCGTCAAGAGATTGTTCTGACTCCAACTCAGGACTTCTATGCACAGTCCAAGAAGCAAGATGGTGGTCTTGTATTCTACACTGGTCTAAACTCTAATGGTGACCTATACATTGGTAACCGTAAGATTGATGCTATCACTGGTGAAGAAGAATTCCTAGAATCTGCACAATTGGTCGATTCTGATGATGATGCTGAAGATGTAGGTAATCTAGTTACTACATTTGATACTCCTGTAACATTCAATGAGAATATTACAGTTAACGGTGGTGATCAACAAGATAAGGTAAGCACATTTAACTCACCAGTTGTCATCAATGTTCTTGGTAGAGTAAGAGATTACGCTTTAAATGTTATCTCCAATGTCTCTCCAAGTGATGGTGATGATGGTTTGCTTGACAAGACCCAGCAATTCCTAAACCAGGATACATTTGGAGACATTGTTATTGCTAGGAACAGAGTTGCTGCTTCTGTATTCCAGTTTAATCCACGTGGTTCAAATGGTGCTGCACAAGGATATAAGATCCAGAACCATGCTGTCGGAAATGAAGGATCTAACTATACTCCAAACCAGAGTTCACTTTATAGCACTGGATTGGGAACTGCTCTTGATCCCCTCCAAGCAGTACAATATGGCAATGCAGGAGCACCATTAGCAGGAGATATTCTACTTAAAGGTAATGAAGTTGGTATTACTGGATCCCTTGGTTGGATTTATGCCAACTTCTTCCAGGCAATTCCTGCTGCAAATATTGAAAGCCTACAAATGAATGGCAGCACTGTCATTAAAATTAATTGGGGCAATAATCTTAAGAATAAGCAGGTCGGTGTTACTTCTGGTTCTAACATTAGAATTAGTAACTTTAGTGATAGTGGATTTAATGGTAACTGGCAAATTCTTTCTAACGGATTTGATCCAGAAGATACCAGTTGCGAGATTGCAATTCTTGAAAATAGAGGAAATGTAGCAAACGATAACCCACGCTTGTGGTCTAATGAAGTTTCTAACAATCCTAATGTATTGATGGAATTCTCCAACTCTTCCTGGAAGGAAGTTGGAGTTCTTGGATCTGAAACATTAAGAACTGAAACTTCTGCTATTGGTAACTATAAGTTGGGTATCAATACTGTAGCAAGATCTGAGCATGAAGCATGGAAGACAGGATTTGTTGATCCATTTACCACACCACGTGCAAATCTTGACGTTGTTGGTACTGCATTCATTAGTGGTAAGACAATTCCTGATTATCTTGATCACACTGTATATGGTAACAGAACTGAAGTTGCTGAAAATAATGCATTGCTTGTCGGTGGTGATAGTGCAACTCCAAACAATGAGGCAACACTAAGAGTTGCAACTACAAATAATGGTCGTGTTGGTATCAACGTAACTAATGCTGAACTAGACAGAGCATTGGTTGTTGATGGTCTATCTAGATTTACTGATGATGCTCGCTTTGAGCATGACATTGAAGTTAATGGTGATAATGGTGTAACTGCTGAGATTAGAACATCACAGACATCAGGCATATTTAATCTAGTTACAGATTCTACATTTACTGGTACACTTAATATTGGTAACAAAGTAAGTGATCTGTATGTTCTTAATACTAGTACAGATAAGCAGAGAACTTATCTTGGAAATGCATCCACTGAAAGTTATATCTGGTTAGGAAATACTCCTGATACTAGTAGTAACATTTCTCAGATTATAGTTGGTGGTGCATATGATAATAACGAAACCTTATCATATACCCTAATTGGCAGTAAAGCATTCAAAACTGCTGGAGATTTCCAGTTAGGAACTAGAAGAGGTCTTACTGATACTGTTAAGTTGTCAACTACTGCAGGTATAGTTGAATTTTTCTCTGGTAACTCTGCTACAACTAAAATTGATTTTGCTACCAATGCTTCTGACATTACCATTGCTGGTCAAGGTGGAGATACAAGAATTAGAAATAATCTAATTGTTGATTCTACTGCTACGTTCAACTCAGATGTCACTTTGTGTGGTGGAGTTGCTTCTTACTCATTTGTAGCAGATAGAGGACAAATTGGTTCTACCACAATTAGTCACACTAGTGGCATTCTAGGAAACAATTTGTTCAACTCTAATGTTGATATTATTAGTGTTGCTAGGAAAACTACTGCTGATGCAGAATACAATGCTGTAGATACTTCTGGTAGCGGTACTTGGGGTGGTTCTGTATTCCAAAATGAAATCACTACGATTGGTGGAACACCAATTATTCAACCTCAGGTTCTACCTGCTCTATCTGGTGAACAGTATTACTTACCGATCAAAAATAAACCAGTTACTGCAACAGGTGATCAATATATTTCTGAAAATGATATTTTATTGATTGATACACCTACAGTTGGAGCTCAGCATCCAGAATTTGTTAGAGTTGTCTCTCTACCAAGAATTAATGTTGCTCCATTCTTCTTAGTAGTCGAGCGTTTACCATTTGGAACATTTACTTCTACTAGAAGTGATCATAGTGATACTACACCGATTTACAAGTGTAATGTTCAGTTTAATTCTACTTGGATTACTCAAAATATTGATAATTCTGGAAATGAAGACAATGTTTATCTCGCTCAATTTGGTGGAACTATTGCCATTGGAGATTATGTAATTATTTCTCGTGATGACGGAATTCCATCTGGAGATGGTGTTGATGATGAAGGTGAAGTATTTAAAGTTAAGACATTAATCGATCAAGTTGCTAAGAAATTTAGAATTTCTGGTGATTGTGATTCTTCTGATGGAGATGTGTTTATAGTTAATTCTGTAACTGGAGACACCACTATTAAGGGTGATGTCATTATTAATAATGGTTTAACTATCAATGGTGGATGTGATTCTCCAATACGTGGAACAATTACTGGATCTATCACTGGTACTTATAAGGATGTTGCATCAGAATTCATAACTGCAATTTCTGATGCTGATATTGCAAATGTTGAAATTGGTGATTTAGTTAAATTTGATCCTGCCGAGAACTATACTAGATTTAGTATCTACCCAAGAACACGTATCAAGGAGATTAGATATGCAACTGACAACAACACCATTGTATTAACTAGAAGATTAGAGGTTGATGCAACATTTACTGTAAAGGTAATTGTTTATAAGAATGAAGAGTTTGTAATCACTAACAACAAAGGACAAACTGGTTTCTTCTATGATACTTGCAACTCTGAACTTGAAATTGGTAATCAGGCAAGGAGATTGGATATTAGTAGAGTATATCCAGATGTTGAAACTCCCTCTACTACAGTATCTTCATATGACAATATTACATCTGATGTTAGGGTATATTCTTATTGGGTAGATCCACTAACAATTAACGCAGGTGGTCCAACTACCACTCTTAATGCAGATGCAGCAAATGGTCCTATTGCTGGATCTACTTATTTAACAGTTGCAGAACTTGGAACTGGTAATGGTCAATTTGCTGTTGATGATTTAATTATTGTTGGTGCAACTTCTGATATTAGTCAGAATGGATTGACTGGCAATAATTGGGAGATCATGAAAATTGCTGCTATTGATGCACCAAGTAAGACTTTAAGATGTTTGCCTGGTCAAGAGGGAACAAATACTCAAGGATTGAGTGTTTACCCTGCTTCAACTACAAGTGTCATAAGAATTCTCAAGCATCCTGAGAGTTCTGGTTTATATGATATTGAGCTAAGATCTCGTAGTGGAACTGGTAGTTTTGTATCAGCAATTATTAGTGACGGTCATATTGTACAACAGAAACTTGATTACCCCAACTGGGTACGTTTTGTTGATGTAAGAAACAATAGTAAAGATGAATGGTTCTTTGTTAATGGTGGATTGTTTGGTAAGTATCATTCACCAATAATGAATGATGCTATCCAGGTTGGAGATGTTCCATATAGAACTGGATCTCTAAAACTGAATGAGGATCTTAAATTACTTGGTGGTAGCATTCTTGTAAGTGATTCTGTTAATAAGACACCAGTTCTGTTTGTTAACAATGATGATGGTCATGCTGATCACCCTGGAAACATTGAATTTAATGCTGGTATTGTTGGTAGAGGAGACATTAAACTCTACTCTGCTTCTTGTCCAGAAAGTGACTCAATCAGCTCATGTAGTCCAACATTCTCTGTTGATCTTGACGGTGATGTTTTAGCTGGAAAGAGTTTAACCATTCGTGGTACAGCATTAGAAATTCCACCTAAAGTACCACAACTTGATCTTTTAAATCTAGGACCCAATGGTGCTAATACATTTACTGTAAACCAAGATCAATCAATTGATGCATTTGGACTTACAAACTTCTATACATCATCTGGTGGTAGACACGCTAGATATGTAGCGAGTGGATCTGATCCTTCTGCTAAGTTCTTAACTCCAAATGTTCAATATTTTGCAAATGTCGATCAAGGTGATGCATTAATTCTATATCTACCAGAGAATCCTCAATCTGGCGATACAGTTTCTGTCATTGAAGTTGGTGGAAATCTAACTTATGATACATCACTAATCATGAGAGCACAGGGAATCGGAACTAGGGTTCAGGGAGATTCTACTGGTACTACAATTGGTATTGGTGGAACTACACCTTATTCTGCTGGTGAATTGATTGTACAAACACCAAATGCTGGATTTACCCTTGTCTACCTTGGTGGCACAGATTCAAATGGAACAATTGTTTCTTCAGGAGTACAAGGTTGGTGGCTCAAGGAGGTCTAATAGATGGCGAGTTATAATCGAATCAAATCAACAAAAATAGCCCCAATTGGCACAATTATGCCATGGGGCGGGGGTTCTACATCAGGGGAAAATTTGGACAATGTTCCTCCTGGGTGGATTATTTGTAATGCAGCAGCAATACAATTAAATGCTGCAAATTATCCTTTGCTTGCCAAGATAATTGGTAATACATATGGTCCTCCAGTGCCAGATACTAGTTATGAGACAGGAATTAATTGGGGAATAGTTAATGATTTTCCTTATAATCCACCTGCTGGTCAAATTGGACACAATCCAAATAGGCATGTAGATACTTTTGCTTTACCAAACTTAAATCAATTATCCTTAATTGATATTGAAGCTAATAGAGGATCTGATAGCGAACCTGCAAATGATAGTGCTTTAACGGTTAATGATTTATCTGTTCTAACTACTACAGTTAGTAGAAATGGTAGTGAAGGAGATCTTCCAGACGTTTTGCAAGATGCTAATGTAGATATCACATTTACTCTTGAAGTATCTCAAAATCTTGCTGGTAGAATTACTGGTATTGTGATGGAAGAACCAATTTATTTTGATACGGTTTACGTTTTGCCTAGGAAATTGGGCATTAATCACATACCACAACACACTCACAGACCAGCGTCTGATTCTGATTTTGATCAATTTTGGTCTGCTCAACCAACAGGACAACATCTTTTAGAATTCCAACCAGGAAGAGCTGAAGAAGCATTGAATTCTGATGGTCAGATTACTGGTGTTACTGCTATTGGTCAAAGAGGTTCACCTTTCCCTCATTCTTTTAATAGTAATCCAGAAGCTAGTCTTACTTGGTATAATCCTGATAATCCATCTGACATTATGGTTCCTGGTGATTCTAGAGTTGTTATCGATGCGTCGAAATCATTAGTTCCAGATAACGTTGCGGCAGCTGGCACCAGAGCGATTGAGGAAAGAAACAGTATTGAAGTTGCATATACAGAAGATAATCGTGCTGTTGCTAATATTCAGCAACCTGCATACACTGGAACTTTTCCTCCTGCTGGTAAATATCAAGGTAAGAGAAATTATTATGCCTCTCCTGATATTCCATCTTTTCATAGAGGATCTTCAATGCCAGCAGAATATATTGATGATATTCCATATGAAGCGGGTGAGTCACAACCTATAAATACTGCAGTAACTAATACTTTCACTACTACTCTTAATCATCCATATGAAAGATGGGTAGAAACTGGATTTGATTCACATACCCATGAGTCGATGGAAATTGTCATGACTAAAGGTAGTTTATCGGTTCCAACCACTATATTGGTAAATGATATTGGAACGAGTTCTGCAATTCCTTTGAATGTAGATACTGCATTGAGTATTCAAATGGATATTAACACACCATCTTTGACAATGATGTACATTATTCGGGCATTCTAATGGCAGTATTTTACAACAAAGAAAAATCAAAGATGGGTTCTCTGACGGGGATGATTATATCATTCCCTGTTGAAATAACGTCAGATGATCCTGCTAGTTCCATTAACAAAGCATTAATACCAGCTGGTTACTTAAGGTGTGATGGTAGAATATTATTCGCTGAAGAATATCCTTTACTTGCAGAAGTTCTCGGTGTAGGCAATGAATGCAAATTTAGAAAAGAGAATCAAGCATTAGGATTAAATCAAATACAATTACCTGATTTAAGAAATAAAAATATCAGAGCAACGACATCCTCAAATATTGGACAATATAATGATTTGTTTGTGACAACCGCTCAGGATGATGTGATCCCTAAAGCTGGTGTTGGTCTAGATGTTATTCAAAATATTGAAAGTCCGTATGAACTAACATATACAGGATCTTTTTATATCCCTCCCCAAACATTAGATTTGCGTGGCGAACCAGCATTTAGTGTTAGTACAGGTGCCTATACCGAATTTATTGATGTTCCGCATACTGCATTCCAACCACATATGCATAGAACTACAACAACACGTGCTAGACAGAGAGCAAGGGGAAATGCCGACTTTAGTGCATTTGCAGTCAATCATGCTAAATCTCCTAGTTCTTTAAATGTTTGTCAGTGGTGGGAACACACGAGACAAGATTTGTGCTATTGGGCAATGAGTAGCATCTGGCTTAGTGGAAAGAAATCTGCTGGTATATTCATGCCTGAACCAACATCATATTGTGAACAATATGGTGGTTGTTTTAATGATGTTTGTTCTGGATTTATCGGTAGTGATGGATTCTGCTTATGGCCAGATGATGGTCTATGTCCAGAAGTTGATAATAAAGATTGGTGTCAATCAAAAAATAAAGACAGTGCTCCAGAAGGTCCATCTGTATGTTCAGACGGTACAGATTATGGAAGAATTAATTATCCTCCTACATATACTCAATCCTGTGAATGCACATTCGGTTTTTTTGGTGAATGTATTGGTGGTGCTGTTGGAAAAAACAGACCTGAGAAAAATTCCGATGAATTGACAAACTGGACAGCAGATCAAGGTGTAAATCTTCCATGGACATCATACGATGATCAATACTATTTGGTCGGAACACCTGGAGTTCAAAATATTACATCATTAACAGGTGAAGTTGGTTATGATGGTACTCATAGACATAGAATGGATTTTAATGCAGATGATCCACATACATATCAATTGAAAACCAGAGCAGCTACTGCACAACCATCTGGTAGATTATCATCACGAATTACTATCAAAGTAAATACGTCAAGAAAGGCAGATAAATATATTCAGCCATATATCATCACGGAATATTTAATTAAAATCTGATGGCAGTTTACAGATCTACGTTACCGAATTACTATTCCGACAAGGGAGGATCCTATGTAAGTGTGGGTGCTATTGTCCCGACTCTTGTTGGTACTAATACTGATCGGATTGAAAATAGCAGTGCAAAAGACCCTGAATTTGACTACAGGGGATATTTGTATTGTGATGGTGCAGAATATAATATCAATGACTATCCAAATTTATACCAAGTAATTGGTGATGAATATATCAAAACAACTGATGTCCAAAGGAATTCACTAGTATATACATATCATGGACAACCAGGATCTATCAACAGAACTTTTGTTGATAATGGGAATCTTTTTATTGAAGTATATGGTCGTAGTCAAAGAAAGGCAGATGGTTCGACATATTATGAACGAGTAATTCCAGATGGGGCAACAATTGAATTTCCTGAACTTGGTAGTTGGAATCCTGGAACCACCATTGAATCTGATGGAGTATATCGTTTAAATTACACAGAGCAATTTCAATCTCTCGCTCAAGAAACTGATACTCATGTATACAGAGTTCTTACTACTAATTTAAATACAAATCCTGGTGGTGGAGGTGGTGGAGGAGAATCTCCTGGTGGAACTGTTACATGGCAAATTACATCTTCCAGTTTAATTAACGATGGTAGTACATATTTAAAATTACCGATAGCACACGTCGGAACTGTTCCTGAATTTGACCCAGGGAATTTAATATATCCAACTGGATATCCAAATTATCCTGGAGCAAAGAATGATACAATAGCACTTAGTTGGGGACAAATGTCTGGTCTTCCAGAGGGAGCTGTTATTGATCAATATGAAATTCTTTTAGAAGATCTTTCTACAATGGGAGGATCGCGAGATAATCCAGATACAAGTGAAACAGAAGTAGCATTTGTTCATTGGCATGTAAAAAATATTCCAGCAACTACTACTTTTATTGATGTAAATGGCATTTGGCCAAGTGGGGTTACTTTTGGTGATGTTGAGCAAAAATTTACTACTTGGGGATTAGATTCAGAGTGGTACAATAATGGATATTGTGGTCCTCAACCACCTCAGGGTGAAGAGCACCTTTACAGATTATATGTCAAAGCATATTTGACTGATGGTCAGTCATTGGTTGAGTATATTGATTTTACTTTTGGTTCTGGAACATTTATTCCTCAACTTTTTGTAAAAACACCATGGTTTGAACGTAATTTAGATGTTATTGGTGGAGGTTCTGGATTGCCAGGTGGTGGCGGTGCTGGCGCTACAAATTTAGAAGCTGATTGGACTGCATTTGATCCTCAGGATGTTTTTGCAAGTCCAGTAACAGGACACCCAACAGTTAGAATTAGAAAAGGATTTCAATTAAAGGACTATCCATATATTTTGGGCAAATTCAGAGTGCCTGATTATAGGGATAGAAAACTAATTGGATTTGGTGAAGGTGTTGAAGGGGCAGGAACTCCACTGGTTGAAAGTAGAATCACTATGAATATGGGTGATACTGGTGGTAGATGGTATATCTCAAGAGAGACTATCAATACGCCACAGGAATTTTTTGAAATTAGTGATGTGATTACTACTGGTTATAGTAATGTAACCACACAAATCGAACCATATTTGGTTGGTGAGAAAAAATATATTGTTGGACCAATCCAAGATTATATTTACGCAAAACCTCCATCACACGAACACCAAATATTGCATAGTCAACCAGATCCGAGTACGTTTGCTACTACTGGTGGTGTTGATAATTATTCAACCGTATACATTCAACAAAGAGGATCAGTAATTTCATTTGTTCCAGAAGGAGAAGAAGCATTAGGTCACTCGCATGGTTTATTTGGAACTAGACCAAGTAATTCTAGAATTGCAACATATGGCAATACCGATGGCATAGGTTCTAATACAACAGATGCTTTAGGTTGTCCACAATATAGTATTACAGAAGCACCAGCTATAAACATTTCTAGTTGGACGGGAAATGGAGAAGTAATAACAATTGTTGCAACAACTGATCATGGACTTGCTAAAGGTGATACTGTTGTTGTACAAGGAACAGGAAACGCTTCTGTTGATGGTACATATGAAGTTCTAGAAGATGGACTTACTTCTACATCAATAAACATTGCCAACACTACTGGTGGCGGTGGTGCAGATGGACAAATAAGAGAAGCTGCTGGTTTTTTCGAGGAGCAAAAATACACTCCAGAACCAAGAGTATATGTAGTTGATAATGTTACTACTATTGGTGGAAAAGTTGTTCCTGGAGTTAATGTTGGTGTTGGTGAACTTCGTCTTGAGGAAATATATGGTCCTGGATCACATACAGTACCAGCTCTAGCTAGAACATCTTCTTTTGATATGCAGATTAGAGCTGGTGGTGGCGGTGGCGGTGGGTCATCAGGTAATGGTATTGCTGGAGGAAACACAAGTGTTTCTTTTCTTGTTGATGGTGTTTCTTATACCGTCACTGCTAATGGAGGAGCAGGTGGTAGATCTGGAAATGGTGGTGGCAATGGGGGAACACGTGGTACTACTGTAATTCCTGGAGCTCTTTTAAATGATGATAGATTTAGCATAAATGAATACTTAGGAGGTAGTGGTTCCAACGCTTCTTCTGGTGGTGATGGCGGAAGTGCTGGAACAATTGGAGCAGATGGTGGTGATGGTGGTTTTGACACTACTACAATTGAAGGTAACGTCACTAAAACTTATAATTCTGATGGTACTTTTAGACCAGGAGATTATATACCATCTGATAGTAGCGTTGACAAGGTTGTTATTGGTCTTTCAGGCGGTGCTGGTGGTGATGGCAACAACAATGCTAACTCTGGATGTGGTGCTGGTTTTAGAGGAGGATATGGTGGTAATGGTGCATATGTTCAGGGAACATATTCTGGATCTACCAATTTTACTCATAAAATTGGAACAAAAGGCGGTAACGGATTTAACAACATTGGTCCATTTCCTAAAATTGCAGAAGATACAAATGACAATCCAGGACAGGGTGAAGTTAGAGGAGGAAATGGAGGTCGTGGCGCTCGCGGTAACGGAGCGACAGGTGGTGCTGGTGGCGGTGGATCATCAGTTAGAACTGGAGTTGGTATTATTATGGGTGCTGGCGGCGGTGGCGGCGGTGGCGGATCAGGTGGTGGATGGAATGGTGGCAGCGCACCAGAAGATCCTTGCTGGGTTGGTGGAAGTGGTGTAGCTTATAATCAAGGTGGAGGACTTAGATCCGTATCTTCAGTAGGTACAGATCAAGGATCCGCTGGAGGCACTTCTGGTTGTACCGCTGGAGGCGGCGGCGGCGGTGGAGGTGGTTTTGGACCAGCTGGCGGTGGCGGCGGTGGCGGCGGCGGTGATGCTGGCGCTGGTCATGCTCTCACTGGATCTGGTGATGGTGGATTTAGAGGTAGATCTGCAGTTAACCAAAACCACATAAGTAGTGCAGTTGAGACATCTGGATCTGGTGGTAAAGGTTATGTCACATATAAAGTTTATTATGAGGGAGAAGTAGAAAATGACCCAGGTGGTGGTGGTGGCGCTGGCGCTGGAATTGGTTTAAGTTTTGCTGTCAATGATTATATTAATGAAGATATCTCAACCCAATTAATTATTAGTGTTGGTTCTGGTGGAGGTGGTGGTGCTGGTAACGGTAACAAGGGTGCTGACGGTGAAGTCCGTGTAGAAGCATATGAAATTACAGCAACAGAGGTTGGGGAAGCTGAACTCACAAGTCCTAAAGGTAGATATTATGAAGTTCCTGGAATGCCTACTAACACTCCAGATTTCCCAGATACATTTTCAACTGGTAATATCTGGCATTCAGCGAGTTCTGGTGTGAATGTTAGATCTCCAACGGGATCTAATTTCCCAGCAGCAACAACACTTTCTGATAGCAAAGCACAGAGATTTGTTGAATTTAAGGGTGCAGGGAGTCGTTGGTTGCAAATAGGTCCACTTAATCTCACTTTTGTGGAAAAGTTGATATTTACAGTCATCAAAGGTAATGGATCTAATGGTGGTGATACACCAGAGGAAGATTTTTCTTTGTTCTTTAAAACTTCTTTAGATTCTCCTTCAGAAACTAATCTTGAGCGTATTGCTGCTGGCGGTCCTGGTGGTTCGGCAGGATATGAAAACTATATTATTGAATTAGATGAGGAAAATGATGCTCGCAAGAGTGGCATTTATCTTGTTATAAGACAGAATAGACCAGATGCTGCTGGTGATAATGATGATGTCCCAGGTGGATTAACTAATGATAACTGGGGATTAGCACAATTTGGTATGGTATATGGTGAAGTTACAAACAATGTATTTGTTCCTTCTAGTGATGCTACACTGCCTGGAAACAATACAGGAACTTGTGGACCAGATGCAGGAATTAATGTAGTTAAAAGGACAGTAACTGCTAAAGATTCAAATATTAGATTTACTGACGGTTTATTGACATTGACTGGATCAACACCAGTTTCTGTTACTGCTGAAGCGAGAACTACAGAGGATATTCCTTTGCTAACTAGATATCATCGCTCAAAATATTTAATTAAAGCATTTTAGAATAAATATCAATGATAAAGGGACTAGTATAATGGCAAGAAGCAATGCTACTTTATTTTTGAACGCTTACGAAAAAACTATTAGTTATAAAGGTGTTCAGAAAGAAATAAATGATAGTTTTTGGGAGGAGCATTTTGTTCCTATCCTTTATCCTCTTTGGGACAATCCAAAAGATAGGTTGGAATTGTTCGTATATAGAGAAGATGGTACGTATTTGATCGAAAAGAACAAGTACAAGAAGAATTTTAAGACAGGTGAATACAAGTGGGTAGGATATGAATTCGACCCCGATGGTGTAAGTGCAGTTTCTGTTGTTGAATTACTTGAGAATTTAAAAGAGAAATTTCTTGCATACAAGGAAGAATCTGAGGCAACTTATGAAGCAGCTGTTCAAAGAAAGTTTGCTGTTGGACAAATTCTTACTTGGGCAAAAGTAAAACTCATTCGCACATTTCTTTTACAAGATAGTGATTATACTCAATTGCCAGACACTGAATTAACTGATGAAGAAAAAGCATTGTGGAGACAATATAGACAATATTTGAGAGATTTTCTTAAATTACAATCAGCGCAGAGTCCATATGATGTAATCTTTCCAATTACTCCAACTGAATATTTGAATAGAAAATCTTTTGAAATGTCAGAATTGCAGGTTGGTGTTTATGGGAATCAAGGATGTGATGAAGATTATCTGACTAGTAAATATCATTTTTGGAAATTATCTTCAAATGCAATGAGATCATTTGCTCAAAGAATGAGTACATATATTGCACTCAAAGCATTCACTACTGATGATGGTCCATATGGTAGAATTGAAGTTGAACCATTTAAGATCGCTTCAAATAATCAAAATGAGGACATGAGAAATACAGTCATTGAAAATCTCGGGTCAGCAGAGAAAGCAGACAAATATCTAGAAGAATTGATTACACGTATCGCTAACGGAGAAGTATAATGTTAGTATCAATGAATGCGATGAGGATCTATGAGATGGTTGCTCATTATGCAAAAACAAAAGAAAAGTTTGTTCTTTTAATTGATAATACCCACTATTTTACTCTTTCTGATACTAAAAAAACAGAAGTCAGAGAATTTTATGATGATTCAATCCCTGTAGATGAGATTGGTGAGGTATTTGATAACAAATACACATTCTATGAATTTTCATCTCAAGCAGTTGCTACAGAAATTGCAACTGACTGGTTCCCTCAAACGACAGATTTAGAAGATCAAGATTATTTTATTGAAGTACAAGTTATTACTCCATCTGGGGGCATTCCCTACACTAGCTTGAGATTGACAAAGGAATAGCAGAATAGTATAATATATTTGTAGTATTGTTTATATTATGAAATACCTTGCGGAGAGGATTCAAGGTCCAATTTTGTATCAGACGGTTGAAGAAAACTATGTGTTTTCTGCGTCAGAATATAATGCAATGAACCGAGTAAATGCATTTAGACCAAATGTTGGTTTGGATAAATCTATGGTCTCTGATACAGATGTGTTGGAGAATGAAGGATTTTCTGATATCAAGGCATATATCCTAAAACATATTAATGTGTATGCTGAAGAAATCCTTCAAGTAACGAAAGATGTAGAGTTTTATATTTCATCATCATGGATATCTGCATATGAGCCTGGTATTGGACAAGCACCAAACTATCATCACAATAGTGTATTTACTGGATCTCTTTGCATAAGTGAAGAGGGAGCACCAATTAATTTTAACGATGGTAGATCTAGTTTGTTCCCTGGAATTGATTTTCCATATGTGACAATTCCACACGCAAAATCCGAACACGAAGCAGGCAAACTATCTTTGTGGCCGTCAAAAATTGCATATATGATCAATCCTTATAAAAGTGTAGTTGAGATGAGAGCGGCATCATCTGCATTGTTAGAATCTAGGAGATTATTTTTCAATGTATGGTTTAAAGGATCTCTGGGTCATACTGGAATTAATGCTCCATTTAATGTGACATCGCGACTAAAAACTCAATGAGTAGTAATTTAATGAATGTACCAACACAAGTAGAGTTGCAGCATATGCAACTACAGGCAATGTTGAAGGAGCATGATATTCCTGAAAGTGAACTGATGTATTGTGGTGAGAGAGAATACACCACTGAATATGCTGCTCATCCAGAATATCATGGACAAATGATGCATTGGTATCTTATTGCTGGTGAACATGAGGTTCCTGTATGTGACATTCAGTCAGTGGACCGAGTGGACGATCAATAACTGTCACATGGGGTCTTCCCACACTCACCCCATGCCCTATACTATTCACATCAGCAACGCACCGCATGACCCTGACCCTTCGTCCTCACCAGCAGCGTGCTCTCGATGCGCTGCTGACTGCTGACATCGGTCGTGTTACCATCCCAACAGGTGGTGGCAAGACCCTCGTAATGATTGAAGACGTGAAACGTCGTCTTCTCAATGCTACCACACCACAAACTATTGTTGTGGTTGCTCCTCGTATCCTGCTAGCAGTTCAACTCTATGAAGAGTTCTGGTCTGCTCTCAATGGCACTGTGGATGCTGCTGTCATGCATGTCCACAGTGGTGAGGTTGATTGCAACAGCAGCACCAAGATTGCTAAGATTCAGTGTCACGCTAGTGTATGTGATGCTGCTGGTATTCACCAGTTGATCTTCACTACCTACAACTCTCTGCGTCGTATCAATGAGGCAGGTATTGATGTTGACACCATTTATTATGATGAGGCACACAACTCTGTGCGTCGTGATTTCTTCAAAGAGGTTGCTGCAGCATCACTGACTGCTAAGAATGCATACTATTTCACTGCTACTCCTAAGTATCGTGGTGGTGTTATCAGCATGAACAACACTGCAGTGTATGGTTCTGAACTTATCAGTGTTCCTGCACCTGAACTGATCAACAACGGTAGCATCATTCCTCCCACGATTCAACCACATGTTGTGGACTTTGAGCGTAACAAGAATCTTGCTGCTGCTGAGAATGATCGTGAGGTGCTGGTTGACATCATCAACAAACTTGATGAGGATGCAGCACAGAAAATTCTTGTCGCTGCTCCTAACACCCGTGTGTTGTGGGCATTGCTCTCAGGCACCAATGTGATGCAAGAATTTGCTGATCGTGGTTATGAGGTGATGCATATTACCAGCAAGCATGGTGCATATGTCAACAAAACCAAGGTTGGTCGTCAAGAGTTCTTTGATACTCTTGATAAGTGGGGCAAAGATCCTTCTAAGAAGTTCATCATGTTCCACTACAGCATTCTGTCTGAAGGTATCAACGTTCCTGGTCTCACTCACACTATTCTGCTTCGCAACTTGCCTGTGATTGAGATGGCACAGACCATCGGTCGTGTCATTCGTCTTGACAAGCAGGATGCTGCTGATATTCGTGACGGTAAGATCATTCCTGGTAAACTTGAGTTCTACCGCAAGAGCACAGGATATGTTACAGTACCTGTGTTCACCAACTACGGTAAGCAAACTGAGCAGCGACTGCAACGCATCGTTGATCTTATTTTCACCAAAGGTGTTGCTGCTACTGAATCATGATTGAACTACCAGTTGATTTTCCACACAAACCACCCAAAGGATACTCTTATGAATGCCGTTTACACAAGCGTAACTATCTGTCTATTTGGTGTGTTAACCACACTGAATTTGTATATAACGATGGGAGCACTACAAAAACTATCTGGGGATTCTACAACACCAAGCAAAGAACATACTACGCGCCTATTAACTCCACCAAGTGCGGAAATCAGGTAGACATTAATAGCACTACACCGTATACTGCTATGCAGATACTAAAACCACTTGCTCCAACTGTGCTTAATTTCTTATGACAGAGAAGAAAGATTATCAAGGTCCGCTTTATGCTCCGCATCCTGATCTATATGAGAAGCGGCGTAAGCTGGGTCTACATAACAATAATGACACTGTGGTGAAAAAAGATGAAACTAAAACAGACAAATAATACTACATACGCGGAACAGCGTAAGTCACGATTGCAAGACGTAGTTGATGATTATCTGCAAGATGATGACGTAAGTGTTCTAGAGATGTATAATGACATTAGAGATTGTCTAGAGGACATTATTTCATATCATGAAATGTGTAAGAGTAGAGCACAAGGTGCTTTAGAATTGATTGTTGGACATCATAGCACTAATAAAGTAGATACTGATGCTCCCAACGTAAACACATATGAGTATGCTGCTCATATCACAATGAACGACATTAACCGATTTCAACAAGGAAATTCTCTATGAAATATCGTATCGAATGGTGGCAACGGCAAGACCGACTGCACAGTAAGCGTCAGTCCGTTGTTATGTTCACTGATGAGGATGTGCTACACTTCGTGAAGCATATTCAACAAGAACCAGACGTGAGCACTGTTGACGTGATCCCCATCTTGGGTGAATGACCCGCTGAGACCCCTCTACAATCGCCTGTAAGGCGTCCAATTGCCCATGACTACCGATACCATTAATGTCTCCCTAAGCGTCTCGCAGATTCGATTCCTGTTGGATATGATGATGGGATGTCCCCTAGGTCACACTGAACAGTATTCCTACCATCACAATGTCAACTCAGGTCATCTGTACGACCAGTTGCAGAACTGTCTACCTGATGCCCACAGACCACCTGAATGATGTATTCTATAGAAGTCGTCAAGGGAACAGCACATGACACGCACCATCCAAGAGATCCGAGCAGAGCGTGACCGTCACCTGGCACAACCAGAGACCCGTGCTACCTATGCTCTCAAGTTCTATTCTCAGTTCTGTGCTGATGGTGTTAAAGCACTCAACACCTTTGATGACATCATGGACGTGATTGAGTACAACGTCGAACCCTACGAACTCTACTGATCATGATTGCATCTAAAGCACAAATTATCAATGTGATTAAGACGTGCTGCACAGGCAGTGCTCTTACCAAGACAGAAAAGTTCCAAGTATTCTGCAATGTGTGTGACAACATGTTAGCAGAAGGACGTATTACCAAAGCACAACACACTCGCTGGACCAATGTTTTCTAAATCAGACACTGACTTCATTGATTTTCTCTTTGGTAAGTTGACTTGCTTGACAGACACTGACATGATTGATCTCCATGATGATGACACATGTTGTGATCATCTTGAACTAAAAGCGGCAGAACTAGAAGTTACTGTCGATGAACTCCTCCTTATTGAAAACACACACATTTGAACCATGACTATTGCTGAAGTAATGCTCGATCGCTGGCTCCTGGAGCAGATTGAAGAAGAATACGACATGATCGAGATGGACAAGGACATGCCAGTTGAGGAACTGTCCTACGAGGCACAAGAACTGCTCTCCTGACCCCTTATACTATACACATCAACGCAAGACACCCATGACTGCCACCTTCGCTGAATTCTGTGCCACCCAAGACGCTCGCAACGACATTCAACTCAAGGTCCGCGAGTATGCTCTGATGCTGTGTGAGGCACTTGAGCAGGACTTCAAGGCAGACAGCATCCGTCGTGCCAATTTCTTCCAACGCACTGATCCTGAGTACAAAGCAAAGCGTCTCGCTGCTATTGAGAACGGTGAGGACATGTACAAGTTCTACATTGAGAGTGGTCGCAAGTATCACAAGATCATCATGGAAACTGATGGTGGTTCCCGTAGTGTTCATGCCTTCATCAACATGAAGACAGGTGAACTGCACAAGGCAGCATCATTCAAAGCACCTGTGAAAGAACCACGTTTCGATCTTCGTATCATCACTGAGCGTGAGTTTGTTCTTGAAAAGTGTGACTGGTCTGGCGGTTACCTCTACAAGAACGCATACTACCAGGGTTGACACCCTCGCCCATACATAGTATACTCTAAATCCACTCGCTTCTCCTCCAATGTCTGCTCCTCAGTTCTATCTTGTTGCTGATGACCATGCTTTTGCTATTGATGACGATGGGACACCATTTGGTGCTCCTGTCGATGACAATGGCACTGTAGATTGGGATTGTTCTTATGATTTTGATCCTAATGAAGAAGATGTTGAGTATGTGGCACACATGTGCTATTATTTGAAGCAAGCAGCACAACTGCACCAAGAGCAAACCAATGAGGTATTTGTCAAATGATCTATCGTTCTTGTTATACTAAGACAAAACCACAACACGCAGCACCATTGATTGTCTCTGACATCAAGAATATGCTGGCACCACTCCCCAATCGTTACACACGTGGTGAGTATTCCGTGCCAGTCACTACAACTGCTGACCCAATGTCTGATGATTACAGACGGTTTTGGCGCTATCATGGTCATTTCACGCTAGAATTTACCAAAGCACTCATTGAGTCGCTGCCCAAAGACGTAGATTTCGTCTCATACGACCACCTCAACAACAAACTCACTCTGATCAAACTATGAACAACATGGACGTACTGATTTCCGAACGTCGCGACACTCTGTGTGAGTGGGTTGTTGAGCGTTTCCGCGAACTGATTGAAGAAGATCGTCATGATGATGCCATTTGTTTTGCAGATGAATGGTTTGAGTGGATGGATCCCGAGAATCATGAACAAGAAGAGACGCTGTTCATTGATGAGCGCACACTAATTCAGTATTACGATGAACTCACTCAAGGATCAGACGTACAATGATCTACCAGAAGAACTACGACAGTTAATTCTATCGTATTTCAAGGCATATGCTGATGGTAATTACTCACTAGCGGAGGAAATACACAATGAAATCAAAAACTTTGAGCATAACGCTCAGTAAACAACTCAATGAGGAGTTTACATCATATCTTGATTGTTGTTATTCTCTTGGAGTGACACCTAATGTCTGTGCATTCCTTAACTTTTACTCATACTATTCACAATGATTGATGTCAAAGAAAACGCAGACGGGACGCTCACCATCAGCTGGGACGAAGAAGGACCAGAAAACGAAATCTTCAAGCACTTCAAAGCGGAGGACTTCATCAAAGTCCTCACCGACTACGCAAAAGAAACTACAGGAGAACCTCAGCAAACTAACAACTACCAGCAAGAGTACATCGAAACGTACTACAACAGCGAAAGCGAAGGCAAAGAGCACAACGACTTCGACGAAAGGTACGACCAGTACATCACAGAAACAGCAAAAGAAACCTTCGGTCAAGCGTACCACTCGCCAGAAGCGCAAGGATCCTGGGATTAAAGTCATGAACTCTAGGAAACTAGAGTTATTCCCTCATGTTCAAACCTTTCCATACTATCTCGATGATCAATCCGAAAAGAAGAAGTGTTGGTTCACCTGCGAAGAACATGCAAGAAAGTACATTGAACGCTATCGTCCAAAGTACAAACTATACTGTTACACTGGAGGAGAGCGGTGATGATCTCGTCCTTCCAATTCCTCAAGAATTACTAACAAAGCTACGATGGAATACAGGAGATGTGCTACAATGTCATGTAGAACTAGATAACACAATGACATTGAGGAAACTACATGGACAATGAAACTAAACAAGACAAATGGAATCGTGGGTTAGATTTGTTTGTTGAATCAGTTCTCAAACCAGATCATAAACTACGTCAGTGTGCCCATAACCAAAAATGTTATCATGAATTGATGGATGTACGGGAAGATGTGCTCAAGTATCTCAGAACCAAGCGGTGGCAATAGTATTCAACCACAAGTTAATGATTATGTGATGTGGCATAGTCATACTGGACTCATCGAAGGATGGGTCTATTTTTCTGACTCGGAATACATTACAATTGAAATCTCAACAAGAGACATGACTGAACGTCAACAAGAGAACACACCACATAAAAAACATCACTGCCTTGTGGTATGTCATAACTGGAATTGGGGTGATATAACTATTATGGGATCACGTGATTCTAAGTACAGTAACACAATCAAGTAACATGAATTTCACGCCAGAAGAACTAGAGTATTTGTACAATGTTCTATCTACTACCTCTTCTTATACTATTGCTAGAGCAGAGCAAATTGATCTTCCAACAGTAAAACATAAGAAACTACAAGATAAAATTAAATTCCTCATAGATCGGGCACATGGACATTAATCAATACGATAAACTAAACCAATACAGTCAAGATAATTATCGATTGCAACCACTGTTTAGTTCATTCCTTGCTGAGTTTCAACTTGACATTGATCACAATAAAGTTCGTGATTGGATCTATTCTCAAGCAGAAGATTGCACCAACAGGGTTAATTTAACCTTTGATGAACCAGAACTAGAAGAGTATTACTCTGCTACAATGGATGCAATCGATCGAGTTCATTATGATACTGGTCTGTCACAACAGTGGAAACACGTGTTTAAACAAGGTTGGGCAAATGCTGATAATCATGATCGATTTGATCTAGCACATACTCACCCAAGAGCATCATTTGTATCTGTATACTATCCTGAAGTATTGGATGATGATTTTGGTCCACTAGAACTCATTAATCCAGTCACTGAAGCACAGATGGTTATTCACTCAGAACGAGATTATAACTGTACTGCTACTTTTAATCAGTATACTGCACAACGTTGGCGTGTAGTACCAAAGACAGGTAAGTTGGTTGTCTTCCCATCATGGGTACAACATCATGCTATGCCTAAACTATCCCCTGGTGGACGCCTAAGTATTGCCCTTAATTCATTCATTGTTCCTAATGATAACAATCCCATGTTGGAGTTACGTGGACAAGATATTTACACTTGCCTAGAATGACACCACCTGTACCAAATGTCATCGCCCTTGTGACACTATTTGTACTGACACTTATTACCATCTATGCAGGATACATTCATGGTAATATGCATCTCATTACTACTCTGAAAAATGCAGTTTGATCTGACAATGGAGGATTATACTATTATCCTTAACGCCCTACATTATTACAAGAAAGTAGATAAACGTGGTAACTTTCAACAGTATGATGAACAACGTATTAATCAATTACGTGATAAACTAGCAGAACAAACACATCATACACGACACCTAAATGACTAAAACATTTACACAAACATCAGATAAACTATATGATAGACATTTCTATCAAGTAGAATATCCTGATGGTAGAGCATATGCATTTGAAGATTACACACAGATGAGAGCATGGTGGTTTCAACAAATGGATACAACCAACGCAACTGTTCATGTC